TTGCTTTTTGTATTCATCTGGAGTGCCAACGTATATGTACTTAACACCTTTGGCTTTGTAATATGCACATTCGTGGCGTAGACTTTTTAAACCTAAGAATAATTTAGGATTCTTGTAGTTCCAAGCAAATTGTATTGCTTCTACATTATGTTTATTAAAGTTATGGTAAAAACTAAATGCAATTAGTTTTTTGTTATTGTAATATCCAATTATATCACTGCGTGGCGCACATAAGTCTTCATTAAACAAAGGCATTACACTTTCAAATTGTTTGTACTTACAATATTGATCGTATATTTCTTGCAATTCTTCTACTGGCGGATTTTCAAGTAATACTGCGGATTTAGACATCCTATAGTTTGTTTTAGTTAAATCAATCCTAGAATATATATCACTCACTTTGTTCTCCATCTTACAACATCATCATAGTTTTCTTTTGGCCAATTATCATAATACCCTTGTTTCTTTAAAATTTCACTTGCGTTGTTTAACTTTGATAGCCTTTGGACTAGTACTAATATACATTTACCAAAATTCATGGTTTCCCCATTTAATATTTCTGGGTCGTTTGGATGGTCTTCTAATGCTACTATATCTTTAGTCATAGCAATATCATTGAAGTCTTTTACAATTTTTGAAAGTTCTTTAGGAGTTAAATCTTCTGTAGGACAATAGACAACAACAACTTCATATTTGTCATCCCAGTTATCAGCAAGGGAATTTATTATAGGTAATATAGTATGCTTTTCTACTGAGAGATAATTAATTCTCTCTTTAAGCATAGCCTGTTTTGCAAAAGGACACGGAACTTTTCCGATTTGTTCATTGTGCGTTGATACAAATTCTTTAATCCATTTTTGAATTTCTGAATCAAAGGTCCCCATCTTTACGATTCTCTGAATAGTAAACATTAAATTCGCCACCTGGGTAACGTGATTTAAGTTTGTTTACATTTTCTGCTACTACGTCATTTGGGTCAAGCCCAAGAGCACGACAACTATTAATCCAATACCACATAATATCGCCAAGTTCTCGTTTAGCATGAAATATAGTTTCATCGTTAAGTGGTTTGCCTTGGAATATGCATTTTTTAACAATCTCATTGAATTCTCCAGTTTCCGATGACAGGCCTATTCCGCCTGTAAGTAGTAGTGCCATGTTTACACCACTTTCATTTTCTAGTGCCTCTAGTTGGTTACTAAGTGCCTTTGTTTCGTTACTTTGTGCAGATGTTACAGTCGCTACAAAGTTTTCATATTTCTTTAGATCTATGTTTTCCAATTTTGTTTCTTTCTAATTAGCGTTAACAAACCCACTTGGGTCAATTGCGTCAGGAGCATAGTCACCTATACTACTGTTACTCATTTGCACATCATCAGGTTTTTCTTCTGAGTATGCTAATACACTTTCTGACTCAACCATTCTTAAAACAATCTCATCTTCGCCTTCATTTGTCATTGTAATACCTCGTGTCCAACGACCATGTTCTATTAGGATCCAATCACCTATTTTATAATCGTCTTTGTTCTTTGGTCCTTTACTATGAACTTTACCCCAGCGTGGATAAATGCCTCTAACATTTCCATCATCTGAGGTAAGAATGATTCCGCCTTTAGTAGTTTGTTCTCCAAAGTACATATCACTTACAAGAACTCTATTTCCTATTGCGGTTAAGTTTCCTTCAAATTTTGCTAACGTATCCACTAGTCACCTCTTTTTACAAAATTGCCGTCTGCGTCTTCTACCCAATCATCTTCAGCATCTGCTTTTTCAGCCGCTTTTGCTTTTTTAGCATTTTCTGTAGATTTCTTTTGGGCTTTAGTTTGAACAGGTTCTGCTACTTCTTCTACAGGCTGTTCTACTTGTGCTACTTCATCTGGAGCCGCTTGCGGATGTTCTTCGTAATAATCACGAATTACATCATCACGCTTTTTAATAATTTTGCCACCAGGACCAAGTTCGTCGCCACGTGCATTTACACGAGCATTACCAACTGCTGGAGTCAACTCATTACGCTGACGCAACGTATCCATGTCAATTTGCTTACCTTGAAAAGTTTGGTAAGTTTTCTTTTGTTGTTGTCTTACAGGCATAATATACCTCCTTTATTATGTACGTATTTATCTAAGGAACTCACGCCAATCCAGGCCATATTGGATTGAGTTTATTCTATGTACGCCTATTAAGTATAGCACATAACTTGCTACACTACTACCTCTACCTACACCCCACACAATGCTATTTTCACGCATAAAATCTACCATATATATCATATAACGTAGTAAGTTTTCCATACCACGTTTTTTAAATTCTTGGAGTTCTTCAAATGCCCTTCTATATTCAGGACCTTGTGCTTTGTAACCATCAGTAATTAATCTTCCTAATACATATTGTTCAACGTGTATAGTTTTATATTCTTCTGGCATAAACCATTCACCTTGACATACTCCGTCAAAAGTCTTTTGATCTACATCTAATGGAATATATTTTTGCAACGGATTCATACCTTGTTCTTCCATTGCTTTGTTAAATTTATCTATGTCGTCAGATTGATCACATAGTACCACATGACACTTATCACTATGACCAGTATAGATCATATCAATAAGATCCTTATTAGAGAATCGTGGAATACCTAGTTCATCTGTTTTCATAAGCATACTTGTATTTTAACTGATATTAATAAGATTGTCAAGAGAATTATCGCTATCTTGACTATTAATTTTTGGTTTTGCTCTGCGACCTTCCATCTCTGCTTTATACATATCAAGAATAGCCGTAATTTGTTCTTTTACCTGCGGATTGTGTGTCATCCAGAATTTTTTATTTAATTCTATTATTTTTTCTTCTATTTCAATGTCTGACAGATCATCAAAACTATTAACTAATGGATTAAAGGACTTTAGAGAAGATGCCACTAATGAATTCTCCATAAACTGTTTGTCCGCCATCAATAGTCCAAAATCTATAAATTTTAGGATGGGTAGGATCTGCAATGGCTGTTGGGTGGACAAAGGCTTGTTCCGTTTTAATTACACCGTTTGCTGTACCTGAAGTAAAAGATATATCATAAGTGCTTGTTGTGTCTGCAATATCGCCGCCTCTTTTGAGTTCCAGTACTAGTTCAGCATACTTACCGCTAGATGGCCAATCAGTAACTTGTAAAGTAATTCCTGCACTATTAATTGTGTACGCATGATAAGTTGCAATTTCATAACTAACTGGTCTTACACCTGCTGTTGTTAATACACCACCACTATAATATTTTTGTGAAGATCTATTAAGTACCACATTGTTAATTGTGTTACCTTGCATGTTAGTTATTGCATCATTGTTCTTTACTGCATTTGTATCTAATGCTGTTAAATCTGCATGAGCATTTGTTAGTTCTGCTTTAATTTTACTGAAGTTATCTCTAAAGCCTTGTGAGTCGTTATCTACACCTGCTTGTGGATAATCTGCATTAATTGTTCCAATATTAGAACTGTTTGTAGTAATGGCCATATCTTATTCTCCTACTCGTATTTATCAGTGTTATGCATTATAATTATACTTTCCGAATAGAATATATTGATCATTTGAGTTACCTACAACACTATCAATAATATATCTATCAATTTCAATATCTAATTTTTTGAAATCATATGCTCTGTTTCTAAGGTTAATCATAATTTCGTTACTTGTTCCTGGCTTGCAATAGCATAATGGCATTGCTAACACAAATCCTGTTTCTTGCTCTCCAGCAGTTTGTGGAGTACGCATCCATAAAGGTAAAAAGTCATATTCTGTTCTACCTAATGCTTTTATACTATCTTGCATGTTTGTTATATTGCTTATATATTTTTTACCTTGGCCACCACTTGCTAAAACTGCATCACTATCTGCTTTAACAACAGGATCATTATTGAACACAAATGGATCTGTATCTGTATTTGCTGTGGCTGTAAGAGTTTCGCCTGTCGCAATAGTTTGTACAGTATCGCCAAGATCTAATTGTGTATCATCAGTCATAAATTTATACTGTTCTGTATTTCTATTTACATTTGAATTATCAAGTAAAGTAGGTGTGCCATTTGGATGATTAGCATAAGCCGCCATATCTGCTTTTAGTTGTTCAGGTCCACGTTGTACAAATGTCTTTTTTGTTTCTCCTTTTTTTGCTTTTGAAGGATCAATTAATTCAACATATATTACTTCATATATTACATCTTGTGTACCTGGTGTTTTTGCAACTGCACTTTTAAGTGCTCCAACATTGAATCTACGTTTTCTGTGCCATTTTTTACTAGCCGTAGCAAATTCAGTTATTGTTTTTGTTTCAATTCCTGCATACGCTAAAATTTTTATATCACGTTGTATGCCAAAATTTGGATCATTTGGTCTATATATACTTGTTGGTGGAAAGTTTGCAGGATTACTTATAAATTCTTGGTATTCTAATCTTTTAGATTCTTTTAAAAATGGTTTCATATAAAGATTACTATACTGTCTATCATCGTCATCAATTACTTCGATTACAAATTGTTTTGTTGTTGCACTAAATCCAAATCTATCTTCTGCTTGTACAGTGAAAGTATAGTTTCTATCTATACTTGTAGTATCATTATCAAATGTCATATTATCATTATCGAAAAAAGTTAATCCGTTTCTTTCACTATCAGAAAACTGTATAACCGAACCTGTAATTTCACCATTATATTGTAGTGTTAAACCTGGAGGTAATTTTCCACTTTTCAATGTGTATAATAATGGAGCATCTGGAACTGTAGTAGTACCTTGAACTTTAAAAACACTTATTTGATTTGCTGGTATAGTTCCTAATTTAGTTTTACTAATCCATGCAATGCTACTATCTACGTCACCTAGTAATTTTACGGTAAATGTTTTATCTTTAAATGTTGCAACTTCAACTACATTTTGTTCACTTATCAAAAGTTCTGCTCTAACTGTAAATTTATATTCTGTAGTAATTGCTGGCTGGTATGCTACACGACCTGCTATTTCACCTGTGTCTGGATCTATTGTCATTCCTGCTGGAATAACACTAGCAGTGCCATCGTCGTTTGTTGCCTGCAACACATATCTTATTGCACCTCTTTGATTTTCATTTTTTAAAACTTCTAAAAACAATGTCACATAGTTATTTGCTCTTCTAAAACCAAAGTCACTAGGAGTTATCCAAATAGGAGTTCTAACATATGTATTGTCTGCTGTAAATACACCTGTAGCAACTTGTACAACAATATTATCTGCTCTTAAAAAATCTTCGCCTACTACAAAGATAGTAAAGTTTCTTTTGACTATTGCTAATCCATCACTTACACTTACTTTAAAGTCATAATGTCTGTTTAGTTTTTTAGGAGGATTATATACATAATTAGGTATTACTTGTCCTTGAAAATACAAACTACTTTTGTTTGAAAAATCATGCAAATACATATCATAATTTGCTGTATCGTATTGACCTTGTTTTGATTTTTTATCTAAAGCAAGCAATGGTTCAACTACGCCTGATAGTTTACCTGTGTTACTTAAAGATATACCAGGAGGTAATTCTCCGTCGCCTTTTTCTATCCAAAACTCTAAACTTTTGTCTGCAGGAAGATCTACGTCTTCTGCTACTAATTGGAAATCGATTATTTCATTATCTAAAATGAAATATCTATTATTATTTGGCGGATTTCCTACTGGTAGTCTACCTTGCTCTGTTTTCCATAAAGGATCATCTGGACCGTCTATTATTATTTGAAAAGTCCTGTCATGAATATCAGTGCCAATAGTTGATCTTAGCACAAATTTAAATGTAGTTTGTCTTTCAACTTGTTTAGGAGTACCAATAATGTTGTTTTGAAAAATTCTTAATCCTGGAGGTAAAGTACCTGCAATTATTTCAATAGTTGGACTGTTTGATGGTGTGTTGGCCTGTCCACCCATTCCTGTATGATACTGACAATAGTAATAGAGTGTAGGTGCTGATATAGGAACTACAATAGTTGTTTTGAAATTAACCATATCAACTGTAACTCCTGTTGTATATTCTGTCCCGCCTGAGTGTGTGCCTCCTGATGTAGTTGAAAATCTTAGAGGGTGAGTTGACGAAGCAGACCAATCAAAAATATAAGTATTACCTTCTATCAATTCCAAAGTAGGTTGTTGTACGCCATCAATAAAATATTTGTTGCCATTGACAACATATTGAAAAGTTACTGAATAATTTATTGTAGAAGATGTAGTTGTTATAGGTAAACCTATAGAAATAGTTTCTTCTTCATTAGTTGTAACTAATGTAGTTCCAGATGGCTTTGTCCAATGTGACATTATACTGCAATGGCTCCTAGATTACTATTAAATTTAGTTTCTGGGCTTGTAATTGTTCCATAGTCTATCGTTGTATTAAATTGTAAGAAACCTGCATGGCTTAAAATGTTAGGGTTTATTGCTCCAAAATCTAAGTTTGAATCAAAACCTTCATCGCCTGTTTCTCCCTCTGCAGAAATAGACAACACATTTCCTACCATTTTTGTATCTATTCCAGGTCCACCAATTACACGTAAAGTTTCACCGTCGTCTACGTTCATGCTTCCATTATCAGTTATTACTAGAAATCCTTGTAAGTTTGCACTTATTTGAATGTCATTACCAGCAACTGATTGTACTGCAACTCCTGTTCCTGCTGTAAAATTTTTGAATGTTAATTGATCGCCTACTTTGCCTGCAAATACAGCAACGCCTGTTCCTATACCAGCGGCTGTTGTTGCTTCTGGTTGTCGTAAATCTAATTCATCAAAGTTTTCATTTACTTTACGAAATGCTTCTCTTAGATCATCACCTGTACCGTCGTTTGCAATATTTCCAATGTTTATGTTCTGTATAGTCATATTATTATCCTTATATTGTATTTATTACCCTAATCTGTAATATTATCTGCGGTAACATTTATTGTCACTGATGCACTATTGTTTAATATAGTAAATACTCCGGTCAAACTTACACCATTAATATCAGCACTTGAAACTCCTGTAATTGTATATGGAACATTTGTACCATTTGCAACATTTGTTGTATCTAATGTAATTGAAAAACTTTGTCCTTCATTAACACTAGTTGCACTTGAAGTTAATGAGTATGTTGGCGTTTCTGCTTCTGGCTCTGATGTTATACTTGTATCAAGTACCATTTTGTATTCTACAAAATTACTCACAGATGTGCTTGTAGTCCCGTTAACTAAGCCTGATGCTGTTGCTGTACTGTCGTCAATTGTCATTCCTGTATCATGCTGTGTTAGAGGGGAGTTTCCGTCTACAGTTACACTTCCGTGTACTTCGTATGACCAATCTTCTATATTCACAGTTGTTGTAGTTGTATCTGAATTATTAATTGGTACACTTGCAATTACACCTCCTACTCTACCTAAACTAGTTTGAGTAGAACTTACACCTTCGCCGCTTACCCAAAGTCTATTATTAGGATTAAGTGAGTTATCTAAACTACATTTATGTAATGATACATTCAAATTTGCACTTGCACTTGTATGCAAGTTTCTAAATTTTGTATTACTAAGACTAGTGCTGAATGATAACACCATACCTCTTTTATTAGTATTTGTACTATCTTTATTTTGTTCTCCTACTGCAATTATTTTATTATTAACAGTATCAAAATCAATATCTCTTAGTTTAGGTTTAGTTGCTCTGTAATCTCCAGTGATATCTTGTTCACCTATATCATTTATCACCCAGTCAGTTGCAATAATTCCAGTAAGTGGATTAAGTTTACAAATATGAGATTGCTCAAAATTTACTTGCGGACTATCAACATGACCAAAACCTATTATAGGATCGTCATTTTCATCTACAGTTATACCTGCAGGATTAAATCCTGTTCCTGTTGCTGTAGGTACGTACCAAAATTTATTCCATACTATGCCTAACGAAGAATTAAATTTACGTGCAAATACAGTTTGT